TTTTATCAACTGTATCATAAAATATTAAATTTATCGGCGCATAATTAAAGCCAGTTTGTACTACTCGTTTTCTATTATATTGATTTACTATTTGGGTTTCAAAATCAACACGAGGTAGTTCTACTGATACTGCTAATGGGAATGACCCCATACTTAATTCCGAGCCTGAACCTGACGAATTAGCAATAAACTTAACGAAGAATTTGAACTTTTGTCTGGGCACCGCGTCTAGAGCGTCGCTAGGTGAACCCATAGTTCTAAAAAATTTTTCAGCTCGGTTATATAAGGCCATAATTAATTACTGGTTGTAGCACCAATATTAAGTCTAGATGGCGCTCTACTTAATAGTGCAACACCGTTCGCACCTGTTTGTTCAGCATTATCATATCTGATTGACAGAGTTACTGTCTGTACTTCCGTACCACTTGCGTAATTACTTTCGCTATATTGAACTTGTTGCAAGAAACATCCACTCATATTCCATGAATCTAAAATGCTATCTTCGTTCGCTGGATTTGATCCGTCTAATGTTTCTATAAACATACCAAATTTATAATTTACACCCGCAATTGGCGCACTTTGAGCGGCATGATCAATTTGATTTTGTAATTGAGAAGCAATTGCTTTAATTACGTTACCATCTACATCATCTCTAATTACACACTGAATAGGTTGCCATGTGTGCTTACCGGCCATATACACTTTTGAGTTGTATACGTCTAACACAATTTCATCGTGTTGTATATCGGGTCTGCCGCAACTTACTAGGTTTCTAGTAAGTCTAATTAAACTATCGGTTGCGTTACTGCCTCCGAAGTTTTGAAATGTAACCCTAAACCTATACGCCAACTTTGGCATTAGGGTTGTACCTTCAGGTTGCGTTCCATCAACAGGTACTTTAAAATTGCTTAAAACAGCCATGAATATTCTCCGCAGTTTATCTATGCTTTATGTTATTTATTAGAATTAGGAGATTTAATGCAACCGGGGGTTGTATGAAAGGAGGGTTCCAACGCGAGCCGGTACCCTCCTAGTTGATGCTCCGGTCAACGGACCGGTGCGTCATTTCATATATTTATTAACTAGTACCTGCTAAGGATCCAGTGTTCAGTATTCTTACAGGAATATAAATGAATTCTGCTGATTTTGAAGGTTCTATTGCAATATCAATCCAAAGCTCATTCTTATCAATTCTTGTAGGTGTATTATTACTTTTATCACACACAACTGCAAAATCGTAAATACCTCGTTTTGCTTGAATATCACCAACAAATCTTTCGATCATGTCTTTAACATTTGCTCTTGTTAAAGTATCATTTGGTTCAAAAATAAACGGTCTTACAATTTTATCAAGTCGTTCTCTCATGTATATAACTAGTCTTGATACATTAATTCTATCTAATGCACTCGATGCGCCATATAATGTTTTTTGTCCCCATACAACAAGTCCTTCTCCAGGAAAGTTTGCTACAGGATTAACTTTTTTATTATATAAAGTGTCTCGCATACCTGCTGATAATGCAACAGGTGTAAATTCTGATTCGCTATTCAAATACCCAATATTTGTAGCATTTAATACTGACCCTCTTGCAATACCTGCTGGTGCAAACCAAGGGTAAGCAACCTGATCATTGTATGCAAGTTGTCTTAAAATAACATGGCTAATAGGCTGAGCAACTGTATAACCATCTGTATTTGTTGTTAATGCTCCACCTGGATACCAAGTTGCCATTTTATCATTTTTAGGACTTACTAATCCCTTTTCGCCATTTTCTACAGCATCAGTACCATCAATCCATGTACTAACTGCTGTTCCGGTATTTGCAAGTCTAAGCGGTGTGTCAACAACAACAAATGCTGTATCTTTTCTGTCTCCGGCTAACGTATACATTTCATCAGCACATTCAGTATATCCTGGTGCGGCAATTAAGTTAAAACTTAACGATTCTGCTCTTAAATCATCGCTTGTTAATGCGGCTTGCATTGCAGTAATAACAACTTTTCTTTGAGCATATCTACCAAAACATGCCGATCCATCTGCGCCTGTTCCGCTTTCTGAACGCCATTTCCAAGTAGTTGTCAATGCACTATCATACTTTTTAACAGTATAAGAAGTACGACATAAGTTCACTGCGAGCATTCCGTCCGGATATAATGCTGGATTTGGAGCACCTGTTAACAATGTTGCTCCTGTAGCACCATTAGTCGAATCATCTGCTGTTTCAGTTATATCACCAAATACAATACCTGATGGTGTTGTTTGATCAGCACTATCATGAGCTACCCATAAACTTGTACTAGAATTATAAACTTTAAACACAAGTTGTGGTGCGGTTGTTGTATCAACCCATATGTCACCATTACTTGGAGCAGTTGGTGTCGCTGTACCAACTCCGCTTAATGTTTTTGGCACCCACATGCCTGTTGCTTTACGATATACATCAATTGAGGTAGTTGATAATGTGCTATCATACCATAATGTGTTGTCTAGTGTAGTACCTGTTAAAGCAAGTGGACTGTTTTGTAAATTACCAGTTGCAGTACCAGGCGTAATTGATGCCCACGCTCCTGCTCCATCAGCAGATTTAACTACCATTGAAGTATCGCCGGCTACAGCCGAAACAGTAGCATCAACATATACACTACCTGCGGCTGGTGTTGCTCCTCCACGGATTGCAACTACTACATCACCTTGTACTAATCCAGTATCTGCTGTTCCACCTAATGTAATAGCAGTAAGTTTACCACTAGAATCAACAGTTGCGGTTGCGGTTCTATTAGTAGCACCATTCAATACAACGGTTGGTAAATCACTTGCACTATAACCTGTACCTGCATCATCAATTGTAATACTAGCAATATCGCCTGCTGTAATTACTGCGGTTCCGTATGCAAGAGTTCCTACTCCAAAACGTCCTGGTGAATTTGCTTGTGTATCTGTATCTAAAACAGGAGTTGTTAATGTTGTCCATCCTGCTGTAGTTGAACTATACTCTTTAAAAACAACATTCATTCCTGCATTTGCTGAAGATGTTTTAACCCAAACATCATATCGAGCACCAGCTGGTACACTTGTATGAGGTTGTACGTAAACATTAGTTGCCGCATAATTTCCGGCTAATCCTTGTAAATCAGCTTCAACAATTTCAGTCCATGTACTTGCGGCTGTCTTTTTATAGTATCTAAATCCAGCTAAACTTGTTCCAGCGGAATCAAGTGTTACGATTGCATATGAATCAACTGTTAATGCTGTTACTGTTGCTATAGCATCATTTGGAACTGCAAGAGCACCTACTCCGGTTATTTCTGCCGCTGTTAATACTGCCGGTGTTCTACTAACCCACGCACCATCACTATCTGCTTCAAAAATACCCCAGGCAGTCGACGTTGTATCAAGCCATACTTGGCCATCATTTGGAGGACCAGTTGGTTCTGTTACTGTGGCTTCTAGTTCGGTAGTATTAATATTTGCTCTTAATATATATGCTCTATTGGATATACCTAAAAACGAATAGGCCGCTAACAATCCATGTTCATTTGTTTCATGCCCATGTACTGCTGTCCCGCTACTAATTTTAAAAGTGGGTTCTCCATATGAGGTAAGTAAATCACGCTGGCTAGTTATTAAATATAATTTGCCTGCGGTTGCAAATGTTGTGTATGCCGCTGTACTTGCATCAGCCAGTGTTTTATCCTGTCCTGTTGCAATCACGATCACAGGAACAGTTCCAGCGCCTGCTCCGGCATAAAATGATTCATCTGTGACTGATACAGCCACTCCTGGTGATACTAATGTCGCCATTTAGATTCCTTAAAATAGTCTTGATCTGTTTTACATATTTAGTCGGTTGTAGGTATATATGGTGTTTAACCAATAACAAAATGGAGAGGATCTCCTCCATCTGCATAGGTTACAAGCTCTTGTTCTAGCTTATCCATCTGAGTTGCGGCATCTTGACGCAATGCCTCACCATTTAATGTAGTACCTCCTTGAGGTCCTGCAATTTGACTAAATTTGCTTCTAGCTTCTGCAATAATCATTTTTGATTCTGCAACTGCCCAACTACGTAACCAATATCCTGCATATGTATCAGATAATAAATCGTCCTCAGGTCGATAATTATAACAATGTAAAATAATAGATTCATCGTTAGATTTTATTTTTCGATGGAATGAAAGTGTTTTTGAACTACGCTTCCATGTAAATAGATATTCACTACCAAACATTCGACCAAGCATTTCTCTATGTTCAGCATATGCTTCAAATGTCAGTAGTCCGCCAGCTCGTCCTGAATGTAATAGATAGGTATTTAAATAAGCCGCTTCAAATGGTTCTATATCATTCCCGGTAGAATTTGAAATACCCGTAACTGTCCTATACGCATCTTTAACCTCAATTACAATATCAGGTAAAGTATAATCACTCTGGTCTTTTGTGAGTGATAATACCATCATGCTTTCTTCTGTAGCATTTGAGGAGCGTTGTCTGTAACGTTCCAACGCATGGTCAATGCTTAAATTATAA